CGTTTAACGTGTCCGCCTGAGTAGTTCGGCCACGGAATCGCTCTATAAGCCCGCGATTCTCAGGGCTTCATTCCTGATATTTTTGGCGGCGTTTTCGTCACGATGATTGATCGTGCCACAGTCGCCGCATACCCATTCACGATCAGACAACTTTAAATTAACGTTTACCCAACCGCAAGTATTACAAATTTTGCTTGAGGCAAACCATTGATCTACAACGACGACCCGTCCACCATTCCAGATGGCTTTGTATTCTAGTTGCCGTCGTTTTTCGCTCATGGCGGCATCGCTGACCGCCTTCGCCAGCCGCCTATTTTTGACCATTCCCTTGATGTTGAGATTTTCCACCCCGATAAAGCCGTATTCTTTGGCTATTTGAGTAGTCATCTCATGGGCTGTTTCATTACGGACAGAAGCAACTCGAAAATGGAGTTTGGCTATCTGGCGTTCGGTTTCAAGCATGGCTTGTGATTTGTGCCATTCAGTAACGCCTTTTTTAACCGTCCCATTTTCATTGTAGTTATTGGGGTTATTGACCCGTCTCTGCCTATCAAGTTTGCGTTGTAGCCGTCTTAGCTTCTTTTGCGCTTTCTCATAGGCTTTGGGGTTAGCGAAAGGCTCGCCATCTGAAGTAACGGCTAAATATTTGATCCCCAGGTCAATCCCGACTGCTGGCCCTTCGTGAATAGGTGGTTCGTGTTCCATTTCAACCTGAATCGAGAGCCACCAATGACCGGCTCGATAGTTGACCCGCGCCCCCATAATCCTACCATCAAAGCGTAGCGATTCGGTCATATTGACCAATCCAGGGCATTTTTGAATCTTAGCCCAGTGCCCTTCGACGGCAATGCCGCCGTTATTAGCCAGGTAAAAAGAAGGGTTAGATTTAGTTCTGCTTTTGAATCGAGGCCAACCAAAGGGCTTGCCATCCTTACGAGGTTTCCATTCTAACGGGGGAATCAGTTTGCCTGTTTTTTTTAACTCGAAGTATCTACTAATGGCTTTCTTGAGGTCTAAAAAGGCTTGTTGATAAGCGTAGGATTGCACATCGCCAAGCCAGGGGTAATCTGTTTTTTTGAGGCGTGCAAATTCGCTTTTGAGACAGTCGCCTTTACTGATGATTTTGACCGTTTGGCCTTCTGCCTTGCGTTGGTTATATTTGTCCAAAGCCCAATTCCAGGCAAAACGAGCAACCCCAGCGCATTGCCAGAAGTAGTGTTCCTGCTCAGGTGTCGGATTCAATCGAATTTTGTGCGCTTTGATCACCAGAACCTCCAGGTTTACAAATATTATAATCGCTAACAAGACTTTACACAAATTGCACTCTGTTTTTATAAAGAAGATGGCCCCGGCGGCTGGATGCCGGGGCCAAAAAGAAGAAGGAAGTGAGGAAAACAAAGGAGGATTGGAGGAATATGGGACAATAGCGTTTCCGAACTATCATAACACAGTTACGATTCCTCGTCAACCTCATCATCTTCGGGTTGTTCCTCCGGCGTTTCTTCCTCCACCTCCGGCATTTCTCCTTCAACCGGCGTGGTAAAGGGCACGTCCAAAAATTTCAACAAATCTTGCAGGGCGATTGATCTTAACACCTTGCTATCAATGGTGTCGTTCTGGATCAGGCTAATCAACACATTGAACAACTTCTCTTTCAGCCGTTCCGAAACCGACCGGACGAATATCCGGCACTCCGGCGCATTGGCCCCAAAATTATCCTCGACCAGTTGGGGAATGAGCCATTGGTTGACGGCCAGAATGAAATCGTCAACTTCCAATTTGGTCATATCCAATAGCCGTTCCTGGTGGATTTCGGCCTGGTTGTACGACCCTACGGCGGCCTTGTTCTGAGTGACCGTCCGTTCCGGCACCAGCAGCCCCCGCAGGATATTGACCTCCAGTTCTTCAATGGCGTCCACAAACACCGCCTCGACCCGTCTGGCGGTTTGCAGTTCGGTATAGCCCCACATGTTCGTTCCGGTGTTGGCATCCGGCTCCCAGGGCAACACCACCACCTGCGATTCAAACGCCTGCAGCAGCACTTCCCCGGCGTAGGAGATATTGTCCACTTCATCGCCGTCCACCGTCGTCCGGCTGCCCCAGGGCGCGTGTCCAATGACCGGCGGAATGGCTCTCAGGCGCACGTAGTCGGCCAGCAGCGCCCGAAAGAAGGAGGCGTAATACCAGCTTGGGTAAATATCCTCCACTTCCGATTCCCCCCAGAAGCCGCCATACAGGAAGCGATTGCTAAAAACGAACGCTTTCCAGGCTTCGATTTCGATTCCCTTTGCGCCGCCTTTGGGGTCTCGCTGCACAAAGCCCTCGAAATCGCCCGTTTTCTCATTGGTCAGATACCCCTCCAGGGTGGAGGGATGCACAAAATCAATCTTTCCGTACACCAGGGCCGGCCCTTGAAAGGCGGTTTGTTCTTCCGTTTCCCCTTCCGGGACGTATCTGATATTCAAATTGACCGTCTCCCAGACCTTCTCATGCGGAGCGGAGCCGTAGATATAGCTGGGCAAAATCGAAGAATTGCCGACTCTAAGTAACCACCGTTTCAGAAATTGGTCCTCGACGAACGCCTTGATCTTTTCATCTTCACATTCCACCCTTGCTTCCCTGAGCGCCGTAAAGATCGGGCTGGCCCGCACCACCAGGCCGAGCTTGACCATCGGATTCCGGCGCATCACGTCCAGCGTCCCCCAGTCCAGCGTATCATAGCGTATCGCCCCGAATCGCCCCAGGAAGGCCATCGTATTGGGTTGGCTTCTGCCTGTCCAGGTGAATTTACCCAGGCGCGGCTTTGGCCCCGGGCGGGCAAAGCGTCTCAGGCCGGGGATGCGCCCCAGAAAACTTTGCCAGCCTGACTGTCCATGGCCGTTCATCTGCGGAATGAGCAGTTCGGCCAGTTCCATAGCCGTCGCAACATTGGGGGAGGGGTTTTTCAAATCAATCGTTTCGTTTTGCATGGTCTTTCTCCTTCTCGGCCGCCTGCGCCTTGGTTTTGATCGTTTTCATAATCTGGGCCGGGCTGGCCAGCACCCGCCCGGTTTGAAGCGGGCTGAAATGAGACAATGGCCCCCGGCCGGCCATGGCCGCGATCTTTTGCGTCATCACCCTGGGCAGCGGCCTTCCCGACAGGCCCATGACGTGTTCCGGTCTGGCCCCAAAGCCCAACCGCTTGGGATCGGGCAAGGGGGTAAGGCGCTCGATTTCCGGCTTGAGCATGGCAAAAGCAAACCAGGTCGCCATGGCCAGATCGGAGGTGGAGGCCGCCCCCCAGAAGTGCAATTCTTCGATCAACTGGTCCGTTTTCATCACCGATTTGTGATTGCCCCGGGGAAAGCGAAATTGCCCCCGTTCAATATAGACATCCATTCCGGTTACGCCCAATTCGGGCTTGCGGGCCAGGGCCTGGCCGGAAGTGTGCCAGGTGTAAATGGGCAAGTTGGGATAATCTTCCTCGATCCCTTCGGCCAGCGCCCTTTGGTAAGCGTTCGATTCCACGGCGATATAACGCGATTTCCATTTGAGCCAGGCGTTGACCACGTGTCGTTTCTGGGCAATCGAATTACATCTTTCCCGGATGATGTCACAGATCACGATCCGGCCTTGATAATCAATCCCCAGGACCACCAGGCCAAAATACTTGGCCGTAAACGAGGCTTTTTTTTGCGATAGCGCCGGATCCACGCCAATGGCGGTCATCCTCAGCCAACCGTCCACCAGGCCCGCCCCCAGGACGATTTGATGATCGTAGCAGCCCGGATAGACCACGCCCCGCTCGTCGACGCCCCCCTCGAACCAGAGCATCGGGAAGGGGCTATCGCCCTCATCGAGTACCTTGTTACGGTAGTTCCGGTTAAAGCGCACCGTCCCGATCTTCGCCTTCTGATACATTAGCGCCGGATAGGACCACCGGTCCGGCCAGAGCGAAATCTCGCCCATTTCGTCTACAATGGCATCTCCGATGTAGACCCGGTACGCGCCGCCCTTGTCAATGCTTTGCTCCATAACCTGGTGGTAAAAATCGCCCCGTTTATAAAGCGTTCCGGTGATGATCTCCTGTCCATCCGATTCTAGCGTTGGATACACGTCATTGTAGTACCAACGGTAGAGTCGTTCCGATTCCGCCTCGGAGTGCGCCACCTTATCCGACACCAGGTCGTCGGCAATCAATCGCTTGCATCTACGGGAAAGGACATTGGTGCCGGCCCCGGCGATAGCCACAGAGGGGTCCTTGATAGACAAACTATCCCGGTTGACCGTAATGGACGTTTGCGACCAGTCCAGGTCCACCAATCGATCTTCCGGCGGCATATCGGCCGGATTGAAGACGCTGAACACGTCCAGGATTTTCTTGTTTTTAGTCAGGTGGTTTTTAATCTGCTTGAGGATCAGGACCCCAATGGGCTCCGTCGAAAAAACCAGGAAGAAAGTCAAGTTCCGGTCCATGCACAGTTCCCAGACCACGGAGTTGACCGCGTGCAGGGTGGTCTTGGCGTGGTCGCGGGGGGCCAGATTAAGGTATGACTTTTCGGAGCAGCGCCAGAAATACCATTCCCGATGAAATTCCGGAATCGGCAGATCTGGCCCAATGAAGACCTCCACAAAAAGGGTTAAGGAGCGCACCCACCAGCCGCCGCGTTCTTTGGACCAGGGCGGATACTCTTTACCTTTTTCGTAAAGTTGCTTGCAAAGGTCGCCCACGTATTCAAGCAACTCCGAACCCGACAACGACGCCAGTCGCTCATCGAGTGCTTGTTCCGGCGGCGCAATGCTCATGGCAACCTCTGGACGATGCGCCTGTAAAGC